CCACGTCGTCTCAGCGTCCTCGTACACTGACGTCATAGAATGATCTTCTTCATACTCTGAACCAGTGAAAACGATCCAGCCGTTTGCTGCTCGTCTGATGATAATATCTGTGTCTTCAATTTCAGGTTTCATTTCTCTTCCTTTTGCTTTGCGATCTTTTCCAGCCGCTCAATCTGCTCTTCAACTCTTTCTGGTGTATTGCCGCCACAAATATGACAAGAATCATCTTTACAAGAGGGGCCACAGTAACAATCTGGGCATCCCATTCCACCTTCTTGATAGGCAACACAGCCTTCTTTAATATGCCTATATTTATTGTCGGTGGTCATTTTTATTCTTCTTTAATCTCCGCCATAGTCTTTATATTCATCTTCCTCTTCAACAGAGTAGGTTCCTTCCTCTTCATGTAGCACACTAAGGTTATCAGTGTCCCGAACTCGATCAACAACCTCACCGTCCGATGAGATGATAAACTCCTTACCATCCTGTGACCAAGACATATCGCATACATTTTCTTCTAAGTGGATTGCCAGTTCTGTATCTTTATGTTCTAGTTCTATCCAGTTGGATATAGCCTGCTTTAATTCTTTCTCTGTAAGGTAGATTGTTTTAAGTGATGTTGTCCTCATTACTTTTCCCATCTTTTTGATCGAATCTCTTCCCAGTTTTCGTGGCAGTCATTACAAAGGGTATGTATCCAGCCGGTGGCCCGCTCTTCTCCGGGCTTTCCACATTCTTCACAGGTCTTGCATGATAGAGTCTCTGCCTCACTAATAAGGTCATAGATCTCGTCTGTACCACAAGTCATATAGAACCTGAGTCCACCAAACTTTTCTTTAACCTGTGCTGCTTTTGGATAGCTGCCTATATAAACATCACAAAAACAGGCGAAGTAGTTACCTGGTGGTACCTCTTCCGACTCTGGATCAACATGTATCGCCAGACACTTGCCGGGATTCCTAGTCTTACATCCGTAGTGACTCTTCTTTGCACAACCACATCCGTAACAGGGCATATTGGGATTATCGTCAATGAACTTCTGGATGAGAGGTTCAAGTTTTGAGGATAGATCCCAGATGATATCAAACCACCCATCGCCAGGGAAACCCCAGCACATAGCGGTTGATTGCATCGAAGCATGCCTATCACCATAGAGGAGGGGAAATGCCTTAACGAGTTTCTTATCTAATTCTTCTTTCATTTTCTATCCCCCACTAGATATTATGGAGCCACCGAGAGGACTCGAACCTCCGACCGGTGCTTTACAAGAGCACTGCTCTACCAGCTGAGCTACGGTGGCATATATTACATTATAAACAAATATAGAAATGTGTACATTATCAACATACCTTATTGTATCCGAACTCATCAAATACCCACTCTATATTTTTTAATATTCTATCCTTCTCTTCGGGCTTGAGCTGAGATCCCTGTCCTGGAATCCCTCTTTTTTCTCCAACATGGCCAGAATGAATTCGTGGAAGAATTGTATCTCTATATTTGCTTTCATCGCTAAAATCTTGGCCACCGCTATTTGATATTTTAATATTTCTGTCTAGAGAAGTCTCTGATAGAATTTTTTCTAATTCTTCTTCATTTATCTCTTTACCGATAAACTCTGATAAAAATAATATTCTCTCCCTATCTTTCGACCAGAAATCTTCGTATTTTAAAAACACTATATCCATGTCTGGTCTGTATTTGATTGAACTCTGTAGCTTCTTTAATAGTACGAAAGCACCAACATCATTCCACTGCCCAGCCAGCAGATCCTGGGGATCTTTATCACCAAAGGCTCTCTTAAACGAATAATAGGCATCAAACGGATGTCTGACTGTAACTATAACTTTTTCAAATCTAAACATTGTCGGGCAACAATCTGAGAATCCGTGTGACTTTAGAACTCTTTTATCATTTAATAGATTGATTATCTGCCAGCATACTGTGCTTCCAGATCTTGCCACACCAGACACTAATATATTGTTTCCTTTTTCTCCAGCTCTATGTCTGCTCTCATACGGCGGAAACTCTGGCAACGGATGATTTCCACAAAAACACGTAAACACGTTTTCTATGTTTCTAGTGGAAACATTACCATCCACCATCCTACTCCACTCATCCATCTATTCTTTTATCCCGGGAATAATTTTATCACGAATTATTTTAATTGTTTCATTAGGCCCAGATGTTTCAAATGAGTTTCCAGACTTTAAAAGTTTCTCATAAATTGATCTATCATTTCCAGTTCCCGTGCATTTGTCTCCAACAAACCACGGAATAATATCATCAGGGAAATGGTTTAATGCATACGTCTTATCCCATCCATTAGGATAGATATCAAGTGACGTGCTTCCGCCTAGCGCAACAGTTATATTTTCAATATTATAGCTTCTCATCCACTCTAATAACTGATCCATCATTCTCAATCTAACACTATGCCCTTCATCAATCTTGGAAAATCTCTTCCTATCTTTATCACTAGCATTTCTTCCAATAGGACACCAGTTAATTAATGATCCTCTGCTTGAAATAAAGTGACCAGTCAGCGGGGTTATTCCGAAATAATCATCAATATATTTTGTCTGAAGATGTGAGATTCCTTGAAATAGTCTATCAATCGATTCATTGCCTAGTTTGCTTCTCATAGACGCATTATGAGACTGTGACCATGAATCTCCGCTCCAGCTCAATAGTTGCGTTCCATTGCACGGCAATAGTACAATGTCCCACAGCTTATCTCCGGCTGATAAAAACCTTGAATCATTCCACAGATCTGAACACTGTTCCTTTAAATAATCTAAGCCGCTTCCCGTTACGATTCCAACCTCTGAGTATTTAAGAAGATCAATTATTGAACTAACCATTCTCTTGCTTATTTTCTTTCTTGCAGGAGTTAGTGTTCCATCCATGTCAAACAGTACTACATTGCTCATATCTTAAAAATCCTAGTCAAACTGATCTGACTCTGTAGATCCCTTAAGCGCAAGAGTCGATGATACATCATCACCCATGATAACTTCTTTTACATGATCAAAGTATCCTGTTCCGACTTCTCTTTGGTGCTTTGTAGCAGTGTACCCGAAATGTTCAGACATAAATTCTTCATCTTGTAGCTCAACATAAGCAGACATAGCATAGTCTTTATATTTTCTAGATAGCTCAAACATTGAATAATTAAGCGAATGAAATCCTGCAAGAGTTACAAACTGAAACTTATAACCCATTTTATTGAGTTTCTGCCTGAATGTTGAAATTGTTACTTCATCTAGATGCTTCCTCCAGTTGAATGAGGGCGAGCAATTATATGCAAGCAATTTGCCTGGAAACTTTTCATGAATAGCATCAGCGAATTTTTGAGCCTCTCCTAGATCAGGAGTTGAAGTTTCACACCATAACATATCTGCATAAGGAGCATATGCCAGACCTCTTGCAATAGCGCAATCAATTCCCCCAGTAATTCTATAAAATCCCTCAGTTGTTCTATCACCAGTTAAAAATTCATGATCGCTCGGATCTATATCAGATGTTATTAGTTTTGCGCTATTGGCATCTGTTCTAGCAATTAAAACTGCTGGAACGTCCATGACGTCTGCTGCAAGCCTGGCTGCCTTTAGTGTTCTAATAAACTGTGATGTTGGTAATAAAACTTTTCCTCCAAGATGTCCACACTTTTTCTCAGATGAAAGCTGATCTTCAAAGTGGACTCCTGCTGCTCCTGACTCTATCATTGCTTTCATCATCTCATATGCGTTTAATGGTCCGCCGAAGCCGGCTTCAGCATCTGCTATAACTGGAACCATCCAGTCTCTTGTCTGAATTCCCTCTGAGCTTTCAATTTGATCTGCTCTATGTAGGGACTGATTAATTCTCTTTACTAGCGCAGGAACACTGTTTGCTGGATATAAGCTCTGGTCTGGATATGTCTGTCCAGAAAGATTTGCATCAGCTGCAACTTGCCATCCGCTAACATATATCCCATTAAGCCCAGCCCTTACTTGCTGAACTGCTTGATTTCCAGTTAGCGCGCCAAGGGCAGCAACCGGCTCTTCTTGTTTGAGAAGATCCCATAGTTTTCTTGATCCTAGTTCTGCAAGAGAATATTCTATTTTAACTCTTCCCCTAAGCGCATTAATATCCATGGCAGTCCAGTCTCTCTTAATTCCCTCCCACCTATCGCTAGGCTTCTGTTCTTCCTCATCGCACCTGCACTGATTCTCATGCTTAGCACAAAGAATGCAATATCCATTATCATCAATCATCAATATCTCCAACCAGCATATGATATGCTGGAACTGTTAAGAAATTTGTTAAATTACTAGAAGTTGAAAGTCCTTCGAAGAGCTGTGCAGCCTGATGATATCGACCAGACAGAAATAGATCTTCTCCTACGTCTATCCTTATCTTTAGCAATTCTTCATCTAAAATTCTATCAAATACATTCGTATCAAATTTTTGATGTCTTATCCACTGCCACACTTGTGTTCTGGATATCTCAGCAGTTGCTGCATCTTCCATAAGATTATAAAGAGGAACACATCCATTTCCTCGTAGCCAATTTTCAATATACAGTATTCCTATATTTATATTCTTTCTCAGGCCATCAAAAGTAATAAGTCCATCGGGACACCTTAGCAGATCTATTGATTTGATTTCTCTATCAATTTGTTTACTAATCTGATTTGAATCTTTCATATACTCATCAAATACTTCTCTTGCGATAGGTACAAGTCCGGGATGAGCTACCCAGGTTCCATCATGTCCAGATGTTACTTCGCGAAATTTGTCAGATTTAACTGCATCCATTGCAATATTATTTGCAGCAAGATCTCCCTTAATTGGTATTTGTGCAGCCATTCCGCCCATAGCATGAATACCTCTCTTATGACAAGTTTTGATCAATAGATCACTATATGATCTCATAAATTTCCTGTCCATTGTTACTAAGGATCTGTCTGGCAAGACTTTATTTTCATGATTTCTAAATGTCTTAATGTAGCTAAAGATATAATCCCACCGCCCGCAGTTTAAGCCTGCAGAGTGATCCTGAAGCTCCCATAAAATATCATCCATCTGGAAGGCTGCAGGAAGAGTCTCTATTAAGACTGTTGCCCTAACCGTTCCCCTTGGTACTTCTAGCTTGTCTTGTGCCCAATTAAATACATCATTCCACCATCTTGCTTCTAAGTGATGTTCGATTTTTGGAAGATAAAAATATGATCCTGTTTCTCGGGATATTTGTTCATGAACATTGTGGAAGAAGAATAATCCAAAATCAAAAAGTGATGCAGGTATTGGCTTATCATCAATTAAAAAATGTGCTTCATTAAGATGAAGTCCCCTTGGCCTTACAAATAAGACTGCTGTTTTATTATTAAGCTTATAAGTTCCTTTTGTGGGATGCTCGTATGTAATTTTTTTTACGACAGCATCCTTTAGATTTCTCTGACCAACTACAACATTACTCCATGTTGGGGAGAGAGAGTCTTCAAAGTCTGCCATGAATACATTTGCGCCAGAGTTCATTGCATTAATGATCATCTTTCTATCAACAGGACCAGTAATCTCTACCCTTCTATCTTTAAGATCATCTGGTATATCTGCAACCCTCCAATCATCAGACCTAATGTCTTCATTTTCAGATAGAAAATCTGGAGAGTATCCCTCATCATAAAAGTTTTGACGCTCTTCTCTCCGCTCTAAAAGACTTATTAGCTCTGGTCTAAATTTTCTTGTTAGCTCAGCAAGAAAATTCATAGCACCTATATCAAGAATATCTGGGTATGTATCTTTGCTGTCTATTCTAATGTTCGGGTCTGAAAAAATCATAGTCTATCTCCGGTTAATCGAATTCTATATCGACATTAATGTTTATTCTAAGGGATGGAACCCTTATCTGATTTGCTAAATTATGCTTCTTGGCCTCTTCGGCGTCAAGATACCAGTCTGCATGTCCCTTCTTATGGACTATTTTTAAAAAATGATCCTTTCTTTTGCCGCAATTTAATGCCATCATTTCATAAACTGTCTTATTAAGACGATCTGTCTCTTCAGCAGATGCCTTTATTTCTTCGACCTTTCCTCTTTCCATAGAAGAGACATCATGAATCATAACAGTTGCATTTGGATCCATGAACCTGTATCCTTCTTCACCAAAGCTAAATAGAATTGCTCCGCAAGACATCGCCTTTCCCTCTACAATTGTTGCAACTGGAATCTCTGAATTCTTTATTGCGCTTATCATTGCCATTAGACTATAGACTTGGCCTCCGTATGAGTCTATAACTACTGGTATTATCTTCTGCCCAGTATTGTGTGCTTGTGCAACCTGATCCTGAAATTCTTTTGTTGATTTTTCATCAAACTTATTAACTCTAATGAGAACTGGATTCTTTCTTAGCTCCACATCCTTTAAAAGTCCGGAAATTTTTGTAGTCCACTTCACGTATACCTCAGAAGGCGACTGACTCGCCACAACCACAAGTCCTAGAAGTCATTGGATTATTTATCTTAATTCCAGACTTGAATGGTGATTCTTCATAGTCTATCTCCATGCCGTTCAAGAATAAATAAGATTTTTTATCTACACAAATTTTAACTGATCCGAACTCAAAAATCTTGTCGTGTTCTTCACGCTTATCTGTGAACTCAAAAATATAAGAATATCCTGAGCAGCCGCCTGACCGTAACCCGACTCTAAGATATGCAGCTTCACGATCCATCTGGCTTCTATCAAGCATAGCTGAAATTCTGTCTGTTGCAAACTCTGTCATTGTTATTGCCATCTATTGCCCCTGTGGATAATAAGGATTTTCACCAGCTAGATGATCTGTAACATCTGTAATCTCACAGATGTCTGGAAATACTTCTCTGAAATGTCTTTCAACTCCAAGCATCATAGTTATTTTTGATGATGCACAGCCATGACATCCGCCCCCCATCGTCAGCTTTAAAGATTTGTTCTCTTCATCAAAATTATGAATTGCAATATACCCACCATGCATCTCAAGACCTGGGTTTATATCTTCATCTATGATTTTCTGTATATCATCGCGAGTCATTCTTATCCCTATAATCCTTAATTGCTGCCTTGATGGCATCTTCTGCTAATACTGAACAGTGAATCTTAACTGGCGGTAGTGAAAGTTCCATCGCTATTTCAGAATTTTTAATAACCTCAGCATCATCAATAGTTCTTCCCTTCACCCACTCAGTAACTAATGAGCTTGATGCAATAGCAGAGCCGCATCCAAAAGTTTTCCACTTAGCCTCTTCAATTGTGCCATCATCACCGATCTTTAGTTGTAGTTTCATAACGTCTCCGCACTCAGGTGCTCCAACGATTCCCGTACCTACACGAGGGTCATTTTTATCTAGACTTCCCATGTTTCTAGGGTTTTCAAAATGATCTATAACCTTATCTGAATAAGCCATCTTCTCTCCTTTTATTGATATATATTATTCTATTCATATGTTACCCGCATTTAGCATATCCACAAGTTAAGCACGTAGCACAACCTTCTTGATAAACTATATTTGCTTGATCAGACGACTTACAGCTACAAAAGAGTGTTCCGTTTCCTGGCTTTGTTCCATCTGAAATATATTTCTTAAGACATCTAGCTGTAACCTTTGCAAATGTGAACATATCAGCATCCTTATCCTTTTGAAGCTGCTCAACAAGATATTGAATTGGAACTCCGTGCCTCAGCGCTAAAGAGATTGTTCTTGTAAACGAACTGTAATTAGGATTATCAAACACAGACACAATATCTTTTACTACGACTTCACTTCCCTCTTCACCAAAGTGTAAGTCATACTTTGAATTCATTGTTTTTCTTGGATGCTTAATTATTCTTCCAGTTGAATATTTCTTTGGAATTTCTACATACATTGAAAGTCCGCCGATAATTTCATACGGTCTATCACCTATTGTTCCGACTAGAATGGTCCAGCTTTCTCCGGCAATCGTTGCATGATTTATTTGACACTGTAGTTCTTTCGGTCTCTTTGGAGCATTATGGTAAAAAATAGAACCATTCTCTCTATCACCGATAGACTTTTCTTTTTGGGCTACAAGGACACCATCTCGAGATCCGTCCCTATAGACTGTAACACCTTTGCAGCCAAGTTTCCATCCGGCCATATAGATGTCCTTAATTACACTAATGTCAGTATCCTTAGGAACATTTGTTGTATTTGATATTGCGTGACAGACCCACTTTTGTGCTGCAGACTGCATTTTAATTTTTGAAATCCAGTCAATATCAGCAGATGTAGATTCATAATATGGGCTCATTTGTTCGAGAGCTTCATACGACATAGTCTTTCCTTCTGGGATAGACAGTGAATCCATCCATCTTTGGAATCCATGATGGTATACATCATATTCCTGCCATGTATCACCGGTGTCATCGATAAAGTCTATTATTGCTCCCACCTCTGTAGCCTGATTGATCTTTTTTCTTCTTGTATATTTTAGAAGATATGCTGGTTCTATTCCAGAAGATGTTTGTGCTAAGACAGAAACTGATCCAGCTGGTGCTGTAGTCGTTAATGCTATATTTCTTCTGCCCCACTTTTCATTCATTTGAAATATCTCTGGATCTTCCTCCCATATTCTCCTTAGGAATGGGTGATAAGTTTCTTTAGAAAAATCATGAATAGGAAAAGGTCCCCTCTCCTTTGCCATGATGCATGAAGATCTATATGCATTTATAGCTAGTGTCTTGTAGATTTTTTCAACAATTTCTATTGATTTATCTGATCCATATCTGATGTTGAGTGCTGCAAGTGTATCACCCACTGCTGTCACACCAAGGCCAGTTCTTCTTCCGTTAACTGCTTGCTCACGTATATTATTCCAAAGATCACTTTCAATTTTCTTTACACTAGACGGTTCTGGATCTGAGCTTATCTTCTCTAGAATCTTATCTATCTGCTCTATTTCAAGATCTACCATGTCATCCATTAGTCGCTGAGCCTTGTATGCTACATCTGACATTTTCTTAAAATTAAATCTTGAATCTTTCTTAAAGGGTCTATCTACAAAAGAACACAGGTTGATCAGCATAAGCCTGCATGAATCATACGCAGATAAAATTATTTCGCCGCATGGGTTAGTAGATACAGATCCAAATCCCTCGTCTTCATAAATGTCAGACGGTGTTAGTTTCTTAGCAGTATCCCAAAAGAGCAAACCGGGCTCAGCTGTCTTATGTGCTGATGATATTATTTCATCCCATAGATCTTTTGCACGAATCATCTTTCTCATCTCAGGAGAATCGCTGTCGACAGGAAATCTTAATTCTACATCTGAATCATCTTCAACTGCACGCATAAATTCATCACTTAGCTTTATAGAGATGTTTGCTCCAGTAACTCTTGTGAGAACATGCTTTATTTTTATAAAATCACTAATTTGAGGATGATGAACAGATATTGTTATCATCAGTGCTCCTCGTCTACCGCCTTGTGCGACCTCTCTACAAGAATTAGAAAATCTGTCCATGAAGACTTCTATTCCATCTGTTGTTCTAGCAGCATTTGCAGTTGATAATCCCTTTGGGCGGATCGATGATATATCAAATCCTACGCCGCCGCGCCTTTTTGCTATTTGAACTAACTCTTGATCTGTTTTGAGAATTCCTCCGTAAGAGTCCCATGGAGGCTCTATAACAAAGCAGTTGGATAGAGATTGAATTTGAAAATTATTTCCTATGCCTGACATAGGGCTTCCTTGAGGAATTACAAATTTAAAATCTTTAAAAAGATGATATATCTCCTCTTCTGCCATGGGATTCTTATACTTCTTTTCAATTCTTGAAAATTCTTTAGCTAAACGCTTGTGCATATCATCTGGAGTTTCTTCATAAAAATTACCAGACCTATCACGTAAAGCATACTTTGTGACAAAAACATTGGCAGCGAGTTCATCTCCGTCAAAGTACTCGACGCTTTTTTCAAGCGCTTCATTAAAGCTTACCATAGTCTGCCCTCCATTAATAATATCTACCACTAATCGCCGTTACCGTTAACTTCTTTCCACTTCTTCTTTAAAAGACTTTTCATCGATTCAGCATCAGTCTTTAAAACCTCCTGAAGTGTCATTTCTTCGCTATTTGCTACTACGCGAATTTTTGACATAGATGTGTCAAGCAATACGGGATATAGAATACCGTCCCTACCTGCTCTATTCTTTGCTATAAACAGTCTACCGACGCCAGATGATTTCTCCATGGGCTTTCTTGAAAGAGACAGAACTACATCTGCAACCATCGCCTTTCCATAAGCCTCGGCCATATTTTCTAATCCGACTACAGATGCATTTGCAGCATCTCTATTTGACTGTGATGCTGTCCAGATAGGAACGTTCATATCCATCGACAAGTTTCTTAACTCCTCATAAATTAACTTAAGCTCGTGCCTTAAAGAATCATAACGCCTTGAAGATCGCATGATATCTGCGTAATCTATAATTATCAAGCTTGGTACGAAAGACTTCAATAAAAGCTTCTCTATGTGGTTTCTTATTGTCATGACAGAGGCAGAGCCTGTGGGATATTCTTTAATAATAAGTCGCCCGAGCTCAGCTTTTTCATACACAGCAAGGACTTCTTCCTTTCTATCAATTATATCATTGCTTGGAATCTCACAAAGATTGCTATCATATCGAATGCCGACTGCTCTTTCTGATAGCTCAAATGTGTAATGTATTACATTCTTTCCACGAGTTAGTGCTTCAGCACCAAGGTTTACTAAGAAATGTGATTTTCCAACTCCTGTAGGTGCAGTAATTACTCCTAGCTCTCCTCTTCCAAGTCCTCCGTTTAATATTCCTCTCTTGTCTATCTCTGGAATTCCCGTTGGACATGGAAATCTTGAGAGTTCAGTAAACCTGCTTTCATAATCCTCGAAAAAAACATGACCAAGTGTAGACGGCATTCCTTTTGATATAGCATTTTTCATAAGATCTACAACTGATTCGTACTTATCAGATGCTATAAGGTCAACTGCTTGTTCAAGCGCATCTTTAAGAGATTGCTTTTTGCAAAAATCAAGTGATTTTTCTTTAACAAACTCAAGATCTCCTAAATCTGGATTCATTTTAACTCTATGCAGAAACTCAATTATTTGATCTCTTAGAATTAAATCATTTCCCTCTTTGAGATCGTCTCTTATGATCGTTATTAGCAAGGGAAGTGTTGGAAATGACTTATACTTTTCGTGATAAGAAAAGTATCTCTGCGTCAAAAAGCATAAATACTTTTGTTCAAAATATGTTGGTGTCATTACCTCAATCATCTGTGCAGCCCAGTTTTGATCAGTAATAAATGCTTGGAAAATCTTTTCTTGAAATGATTTTCCATATTGACCGAAATGTGAATTCATGTTCGTCCTACGTGGTTAAGTGATAAAAATAATCTATCTACATTGAATGTCTGAATACCTTCTCTAACGAGAATTCTCATAACACTAATCTTGCTTCTTTCTTGTTTGAAATTATCAAAAATGTAACTAATTTTTGAAATTTGTTGACTTGATAAATTTCCTGTATCAAGATATATTAGTGACCAGTTTCGCTTAATTAGTGTTTCAGATTCTGAAATGTTTTTTATTGCCTTTAGATTATTACCCTCTGCTAGCAGCAATTTACACCTAGAAATTACATCTTGTATAGAAAGCATTGATGATTTAGAAAACTCTGGAAATCTTTTGGCAAGAGTCTTAAATCCTACTCTATCCACACCATTGATGTTATCTGAAGGATCTCCGCATATGGCTTTTGCTAAACAAAAATTTTCAGGAGATATTCCAAACTTTTCTGTCACTTCTATTCTTGTTATCAACTTTTTCCATGTGGGAGAGTAAATAATTGTATGATTGTCTAAAAGCTGATAGAAGTCTTTATCAGATGAAATTATTAACTTTTTATTATTCTTGAATGTGTATTTTGAAATATAGCCTATCACATCATCTGCTTCACAGTCGGGTACATACATTTGAATTATTGGTAAATTCTTCATTATCTCGACAAGTGTAGATATTTGATGATTTCTATTCCCTACTGTATCAGGAATTTCGCCCTCTTCATAAAATCTATTTAGCTTTTCAGGTCTTCTCTTTTGCTTATATTCACTGTAAATAGATCTCTTCTTAGACGATCCTCCCCCCTCCCAGACGACTATCACCTTTGAAGGTTTGAATTTTTCAGAAAGATCTGCTATAGCATACATGAATCCTACAATTCCGCCAACATGCTCACCATTTACACCAGTTGCAGGATGTGCGACAAAATGTCTTGTGAATAAATTTAGAGCATCGACTATTAATACTAAATCATTGCTAGCTGTCTTCATTATCTTTTAGTGCTTCTGATATAGATTCAATTTCAATATATGACTCAGTATCAATATCTAGCGGATCTGAAGCAAATTTCTTTACCATTGCCCTATCCAGAAGATCATCTATAAATGAGGAATATTCAGGATTGGATAAAATCTCATCAAACTTAGGTTTATGAAATTTCTTCTCAATAATTGCTTCGCCTGTTTTTGTATCAGTTACACATAATGTTTTCCACGATCCAGTGCCGGTTACAGCTATCTCATTTCCATCTATAATCTCAGGACCGTGCTTTCTTAATAGATCAAATATCTGTTCATGCTCTTTAATACCTACACCAAAGTGAATTTCAAAGTTTGCTGTTCTAAATGGAGCAGCCACCTTATTTTTAATAGTCTTTGCTGATACATGAATGCCGATCACATCTTCACCCTCTTTTATCTGTTGGCCTGCACCTAGCTTTATCCTTGTGGTTGCATGAAATGGAATTGCTTTACCACCAGGCGTTGTTGTTGGGTCGCCAAACATCACACCTATTTTCATTCTTGTCTGATTCAATATAACGAATAGAACATTTTGATCTCCAATAACACCTGTTATCTTTCTCATTCCCTTGGATATCGTTCTTGCTTGCAGTCCTATTGTCTCTTTATCATAATCGCCAAGTAACTCTGCTTTTGGAGATGATGCTGCTACTGAATCCCAGATTATTGTGACAGGAACATCTTTATCCATCCCTTTAGACTTTAAAATGACAGACTCTGCTACCTTAAAGACTTCTTCTGTGCAGTGAGTATCAACGTATACAAATCTATTAGATACATCTACACCGAGCATTTGAAGATTGTCAACAGATGTTGCATTTTCTGTGTCAATATATACAGCTATTCCACCCATTTTCTGTGTTGATCTAGCTATCTGAGTTGCTATGTGAGATTTTCCTATAGAGGGAGGTCCAAATATCTCAACAATTCTGCCCTCTGGCAGCCCTCCATCTCTTCTATTTGAACAAATATAGTCTAATAGCTTGGAGCCGGTTGATATCCATCGCTTGACATGAGTGGGAGATTCATCTTCGCTTAAGTTATATGCAACTCTAGATCCGTGCTCTCTATTAAGAGCAACTATTAAATCTGAAGTGAAATCTTCTATCTTCTCTTTATTTTTATTTTTATTTTTGTCTTGCACTATTTAAATCCTTAAGTTCAAATATACAACAAACGCACAAAATGTTCATTGTTACAATATAAAACGAGGGACCCTAAGTGGACCCCTCGTTTTATCAATTTAGAACAAGATATTAATCTGACATTAAATCTGCGAATGCATCATCAATATTTGAATATCCAGATCCCGTGCCTTTAGGATTTGCATCTTTCTTTGGTGCGGTAGTCACAGAGGATGAGTCTCCTGAAGCTGATGCTCCTGAATCATATTCTGATTCTCCATCACCCAGCCAGTCATTTACAATCTTTGAAAGTTCATCATATGACTTGCATTCCCAGAGATCATCCATATCTGGAATATTGCTCATCCACTCTTTTACCTGAGCTGGTGTTTCAGACAGGAGAGACTGCTTACCTCGAGGCCGAACCTCAGTCATAGCCCACTTCTTTCCAGGTTGCTTAGAGCAAACTACCTTGATATCTCTCCCCTCAAGAGGATCAGTAATATCACCGTAATCTTCATCAAGCATCAAACCAAGAAGAGCCTGGTAGACCATCTTTCCAAATCCCCAGATCTGGACACCCTTGTCCTCTTCACCTCGAACAATTACTGGGGCATATGTTCTCATCTTAGGATATAGCTTCTTAGCTAGCTCATAAGATTCCTTTGATCCTTCCTCACGAAGCTTGTTGATAAGCTCCTGAATTGGATCGGGATTACCGAATTGATGGGGGGTTAGAAGTCCCCTTTCCTTTCCGATATTGTAATAGAACCAAAGTTCTTTGAAAGGCTGCCCCTCATTCTCAGGAAAAGAGATCAATCGAACTGTATGTTCCTCTCCCTCGGTGGGTCGCCATGTTGAAGATCGATTCTTGTTAGTTCCACTCAACCGATCTAGTTTCTTACGAATTGCATCAAAATCAACTGCCATTTTATACTCCAATGTTTATAATGTAGTTTTTAGTTTGTCTGTGCTTAGCACAATTTAAAGGTACCCCGAAATAGGGCAATGTTCAAGATTTAGTTTTTTAGTTTTTAGTTTTTAGTTTTTTAGTTTTTTAGTTTTTAGTTTTTCTTTCTCCTGGCCTTCCTCCTCTTCTTTGATCTTCCAGCCGTGCCATCTGCAAACTCTGTTGCTTTCTTAACGATTCTTTCAGGAGAGTCTGGATTAACCAAAGTGCCTCCTCCGAAGAAGCTAGCATTTCTCTTAGCAAGCTTTTCATAGCTTTGCCCAGATCCAGCACCAAGTGGACCAATCCATCCTGCAATATTTCCTGATGAGACTGTATTTTGTTCGTCTTCTCTAGAGAGATCATCTTCTTCTTCATCGTCTAATAATTCTTTTTTTTTTTACTTTCATCAATAATAGACTCTATTTTTCTTCGAATTATATTTCTTAAGGCTGCTTCCTTTACAAGCTTGTTTCTGTCCTGATATGAAACAACTCCTCCATCTGTCTTATAGGCTACTGCAAATTCATCATAGTCATCAAGTGTTTCAAAATCAGAATCTGCTTCTTCCTTTGAAACAACTACTGGAACTGATCTATACTCGAATCCTGTTGGCTGGGGTGGGTGATATGATGGATAGTCTGGGTATACAGACTCTCTTATGAAGCTTCTAAGCTCTTCTAAAGACATTTGTTCTCCTCCTAATTGTGCGATACTTTGGCGTAATTCTGATGGTAGTGCTGTCGTCTGTGATACAGCGCCGGGAACTGCTCCTATCACCTGATCAACTGCCGGTACATCATTTAGTGCCCTATACAGTTGTGCTAATCTTCTAAACGATCTAACAGGGTGCATCAGTACAGACATTGCACCGGCTCCTCCATCTTCTCCCATTTTTTGGATGGCAGAAAAATCTTCAGGACTGACTTTTTGCAAAGAATCAAGTCCTGATTCAACGACTTCAGCTCCTCTTCCTGCCATATCGAAAATAAACCTCTCAACAGGAACTATATCTGCGATGAATCCGCCTATTCCGGTTGCCAGATTTGTCATAATTTCTGCTGCCGGGACAGTTATAATCTCTTCTGGAAGCGGAATTGGTGCACCAATAGCGATAGTTCCAGCTCCAACTACCAGTGAATCAGCTGTCTGAATGAGAGTTATAAACATTCCCTTGATTGCATCAAGCATTTCATTATAGTGGCCTTCAACATCTTCCCTTATCTCTATAGGAGAATTAACTGCTTTATCAATTATTTCTAGCCAAGCTTGCTCTGATTCTGCGGTTAGAGCTTCAAATAGTGAATTTTGCGGTATATCTAGATCACTAACAAATCCGTCTGTTGCAGATTTCACTTGATAGAGGGCATATGCCATTATTGGAATCCCAATAACTGTATCCAATAGGGGGACAGAGAGAGCTGCTGCCTTTGTTCCCTTTGCTACTACTCTAGCAAGACCCTTTCCTGCGAGCCTAAGCGCTCCGACTGTTCCAAACTCATTAATTTCACCCTTGTGCTCTAAAGCTGATACTAGACTATATCTTGAATCACTAACAACATTATCGTCTTCAAACGTCATCTTTCCGCTCTCCCGAATCTTTGGCCTCTTGATCTTAAAATCCTTAGGAAGCTTTCTGCTTCTAATATGGCCTGGCTCATCACCATGATAAATATCTTCATCTTCGGCTTCTTGCTCAGGAAACATAGGAATATCTAAATAAACATCATCATATCCCGTATTAACCCTTGCTAAATATGATGAAAATGTTGAATCAGCTCCTTGAGTAGGTCTTCCGGTTCTAAAGTCTGGTAGCTTTCCACGACCAATCTTTTGCTTATAGTCGTCTCCGCCACCTATGGCACCGGCGACAGGGATTCCAATTCCCCTTCCAGACCACACACCTTTTTCAGGTATATTATCCATAGAAGTTGCATACTTCTTTTTGAATTCTTTAGATTTTAATGTTGCCATTGTAGCTATACTTATGGCCGTCAGGCTATTAAATGTTTACCAGCCGACTTCTTCTTCTTCTACTTCTGGGACACCAGAGCCATAAGGTACATCAAATCCCATCTTGATTCCTAGAATTGTTCCAATTGCTGCCTGGACATCTTCATCATCGGGATATTTTTCTGCTATTGCTGATAATGCATCAGCTAGAACTGTACCCTTACCCTGTCTAGCAGCTGCATCTCCCACTACTACACCGAACATCTCATCAAAGATTGGTCTAAGCTGTGCTGACAGCTGTCCGGATACTGACCTTAAGCTATCATATCCAAAAGGTAGATTTTCAGGATCAGCCTTTGGTAGGGGAACACCCTTATATCTTTCAATTCTTCCAGTAATCTCTTCAGACTCAGTTCCCTCTTCTTCTTTTGTGGGATCTGCCATGACAGAAAAGGTCTTTTGATCATCACTTATCTTTAAGCTGTCAAGATTAACTCGCTCGTTAATAGCTCTTTGAAGCTCTTCTTGGATTATTCTTTTCAGTGTGCTGGGCTTAAGTCTCATTTAATTATCTCCTGATACACATAACTATTTAGATTCACTGCTATTTACCACCAATCATCTCTAAATCTATCTTTGGATGACATCTTGTCACTTAGCTTATGAATATGTGTGCTTGCTGTATCCTTGAAGATAAAGGGCAGTATTGAGTGTACTATCGATATTGCTCCGAGAGCTAGTAATACTATACCCGTTCTCATTGCGAATTTCTGATGAGAAAAGTATGTCTCTCCTACTTCTTGCGGATGTTCTACAAACAGCGCTTTAATATATTTTATCATTGAATCCTTCTATTTATTTCGGACCAAGTATCATGTCTTTTCTTATGCGAATTAACTGTCGCAAAGGAGACCATACAAGAGATGTTATTCCTAACTCATCTGTAAATTGTTCAAGAGCACTAAGTTGCTTTGACTCAGCAAGAGAAAATACTTTTTCAGGATCAAGCCCTACAATTTCGAGATCATTTCTCATCTCTTTGAGACCCGATAGTTCAAGCATGAATAATCGAAATTGCCATGCTATAAGTGCTGATATCTGTAGTGGGTTCATAGCTTTAATAACTGTGGGCAAATATTGAACCCCTAGTGCAACATGTCGAGCTTCATCTCGTTCAAAATAAGGTAATAAATCACTTAGCACAGGATCAATATCTAATCTTCTGATCTCCTGGAATATTGTGAGTGCTATTGGCTCAACCATTAGTTGCATCCCTAATAATTTCTTACCCAATGATCCTGTATTTTCAACCATCTCTAGCGCTGCAGTTATACTACGAGGAAGATCATTATTGATAGGACCTCTCTGTAACAAATAATCTCTTAGCACATAAAAATGTCTAGACTCATCGTGAGCCTGAGATGTTGCTGCTAGCTTGGCTTCAATATCAGATATCTCCTGTGCTAGCTGTAGGGAAATCTTCCAAGCTGCCTTCTCACCTCTAAGAATCATCGATAGTATTCTTTCAAGTGACTGCGATATTTTATCATCTAAACTTGCTACTCCTCCATGTTGAATGATTAGCGTCTCAAGAACAACACGCCCATCCCATATTTTATCCTGACCCTTGTGATATATGTTTTCAAGAATTTCACTGGCTCTAGATGTGGAGGCAGAATCCATGTATATAACTATTACTTGATATCTCTATCTGGGCTAGAAATGACTCGAAGTTCATCAGATGGATATGTTCTAGTGATTCCGTTACTCTCTAGAACAACTACAGCAAAACCTTTCATTCCATGTATTTGCTTTGAATATAGCTTAATGATTATACCGCTATCAAAATAAGGTTCTTCTGGACCCTCCCAGAAAGGATAGTGATTTACAAGATCACCTATTTTCACTTACAGCCTCAAAATGGAATAAATGAGCTAGATGTCTTGTGAATTGCCAGTGCCTTTGCCTGCTGTAATGCTAGGGCTAGTGATGGCTCACTTCCCACATAGAACCTGTTCTCTTCGAAATGAGATCCCTGAGCTAACTGAATAGCAATCCACTCATCACATGTTAGTTCTACACCAAAAGACTGTAGCAGGAAAAGTGTCCTGTGTGACACAGACATCTTCTGTAAATCTTCATTGTACTTATACATCTGGCCTAGCTTTTCCCTATGCCAATCAGAGTCTTGATCTATAAAGAGATCTCTCTTACTATCTCCTATCTTTCCCAGATCATGAAGAAGTGATACCTTTAGAATAGAAGCTACCTCTAATCCAAGAGAGTGAGAGTCATTTATTCCCCTTAGTGTTCCTGCAACTGCAAGAGAGTGCTCAATAAGCCCACCAGGATACGCAGAATATTGATCTAGTCTTGAAGATGCGGGACACATAACTATCCTTTCACCCAGCTCATCTAGTAGCTTGTTCAAGTTATGATCTGAAAGTCGTCTGCACAACTTATTAAATGTTTCCCAGTTTGATTCAATCTTATCAGACGAAAGAGATTTTGACATTATTATTATTCCTTTATTGTTTCTATCTTTACAGGAAATATACCATCTAGCTTATCAACTTTATAATCTATATTTGTTAATTCTATAATATTTTTATAATCTGATCCATGAATATCCAAAACAAGGGCATCGTGTATAACGTATATTGGAACAAAGTCTATATTATTATTCTGTAAGTCATGCATAATCTGTGAAAAAATATTAAAAGAGACATCAACGCCAGATGATTGCAAGAAATGATTAACTACTGATTCATGTGACTTTATCTTTCTTCCGTACAGATTCTTTATATAGCCTGATTTCTCTATTTGCTTTTCTAGATCACTCTGTAGTGATGGTATTTTTAGATATCTTTTTATTTCTTTCAATATCTTTTTGGCATCTAGTTCTTTTGGAATCTGCTTAGATAGTGACCATTCAGATGCACCGTACATACAACTTAAAACTGCAATCTTTACTTGAGCTCTTGTTAGTCCGCCCATCAAAACATTGTCTCCTATAAAATTATAAATGTCATCAGGTGATTCCTTTCCTGCAACAGCGAGAGCTATCCTTGGTTCTAATGATGAAATATCAATCTGAATTATCTTTCCCCCGCTAAACCTTGATTTTAATATTCTTCTATGCTCTTTTTTGAGAGTTAGTATGTTTGGGCCGGAGGACACTATTAGCCTTCCCGTTATAGATCCTGTCTGACTATAGACTGATCTTGGAGAAACATCTCCTTTTTCAGGAAGAAACTTTAAAAGCTCCCCCCTCTTTAGTCCTGCACCTTTGATAATATTTCTTAAGTGTGCTACATCTACTAGTGGCTGCTGCAAGGCCATAAGTAGCTCTCTGTTGCTTAGAAACTGATTCATATAGTACTGGTCATGCTCAGCTCTAATGACACACCAGAGCTGATCTAGAAGGCTTAGAAGCTGCTTATGAAACATACCCCTTGGCATTACATGCATCCACGGCACATCAACAGGTCTATCACCAAATATTATGTCCATCGATTTCTTGTGGGGAGATTTTTCAAATGTTGAAAGATCATATCCAGAAGCTGTAGCAACAATCTCTATGTCTTTCTTAGAGTTATCAAATCCGAATCTCCAAGAATCCTCAGGGATACTATTTGACCACGTGAACATCTCTCCATCATGAATTAGATGTTGTAAGGTTCCAAGTCTCTTTCCTGAAATTGTAATTTGCATATAGAATAATATCGGCTATTTTTCGGATGTATTATTCTGCTGTTTCTTTAGCCTGTTCAACTATTTGAGATATGCCCGCCTGAGACGATATTAGCATGCTTCTAAATGTCTTTAGTGTTCCACTTCCTGAGAATGAAAGTGTTGCGCTTGTTCTAAATTCACCTGATGTTAAGGTGTGATCTATTGACGTAATATAATAGAGGTTATCTGCTGTTGTTCCCGTACCAAGATCAACAAAGAAATTTTGCCCATACTCAAGAAGGGGACATCCAAGTAGATCAATACTTGCATTTGCTGGTATTACAGTTATATCCTCTAGATCATTTGTCTGTGAGTCATTCTTAGTGGGATTATCTTTTGCACGCTTTGCATCAGCAATTGCATTTAACAACATTGTATTACCAACTGCTCCGCCGGTGGTTGATTGCAATGAAAAGCTATTTAGTGCTGAGAATCCTAGACCAAATGTCATGCTTGGGACAGTATTCTTTATTATTCTTTTTATCGAAGTGTTTGGAAGCGCGGACACTGCAACAACAAATGGTGAATTCTTGAACTCGTCACTATCTGGGTCCCCCGCATTCTTAATATGTCCAGCCGCGAGGGCATTTTCTACAATAATTGGTTCTGATCCGTCGGGTGTGACTGCGCCACGCTTAGCATCGTCAGTAACTGCATTCGATGTATCTGTCGTCTCCTCTGCCTTCACCCTAACAGCCAGCTCCTTGTCATTCATTGCATTGTGGAGAAACATCTCATCCCTATGGGGGGTTGCATTTGTGTCAAAGATGTGAACCCTAAGAATTATCTTACTCTTGTCAGGCTCGAATGGAGCTTCTCCATCTGATGAAACCATTGCTGGAAGAGACTCAAATATCATTGCCAGCTTTGGTTGCACAAATACCGGCTCTGTTGGTGGTCCGGTTGAGTATATTACCTTTAGACGGTCTGTAACATCTTTACCTATTTGAGTGACCTGATTCTGAATAGATGTCTTTTCATCCTCACTAGCTGACTCATTTTCAGTTTCAGTGACAACCTCTAGCTGACTCTGAAGAGCTGTTAAGCCATAGTTAATGCTAGCTGGATCTCCTATGACCTCATTATTGAGCATATCCATATATCCCGATATTGAGAGGCCCGGTCGAGTCTTGATATACTCTGTCATTGTATAGCCTAGTGTATCCACTGGAACAAGGAAGCTAGCAATTGTGGGATAATCCTTTGCTGCACCTGACTTGCCGTTGAATCTATAAAACATTAATTGGACCTCGTCAAATCTTCCGCTTCCTGCGAGAGGTACACCAACAAATTGTGATATTACTTTTCCAAGACTCTGGTAGTTTCCCGCTGTGGTCGTGGTACCGTCGGGGAGTTCTTCTTTAAGCTCGGCCATGGAGGTCTGTATAGCAACTGGTATTTGGCTTGGATAGAATGGATCACTTGTGTTATCCAGCTGTTTTAATTTCTTCCTTGCCTCTGATGCCAGTGTTGCATTTGCTGTACTGATTGCACCCACAGCTGCTTGTGAGTCTTTATCTGCAGATGGATCGCCCACTAGTGTTTTAAGTAATTCAGAAAAAGACTCTGGAGTCTTTGACTCATCTGTCGTGCCAGGTGCAACGTAATCCATAAATTCATCCCATAGCTCTCTAGTTATAACTGATGATGGAGATGATGCATCACCCATTGATACATTTATTCTTGTGTTTATTTCTGCCAGGGTATTATCTTTTACTCCCTCTGCCTCAGATGCTTTTTGTAATGCTTGTGCGAGATATTGAGCAACCATTGACTTAAAGGGAGCAACAGGCATTAGATTTCCTGTAGCTATTGGAAATGTTCTTATCTCAGTTCCCCCTCTAGACGCTATCTTCATATCGACTTTGACTTGTCCGTCACTTCCCATACTAAAGTTTGATGCAACTATGTTGAACTGGCCAACTGACCTCATAGAATTAAGAAGCGCACCGTATGCGTTTGTGCTAGCATCATCTCCATCTGGGTGAGACCATCCCCACTCAACATTGAGATATGATTGTGAGAATAGATCTGTTGCTATTAATGGTGCTATATCTGCCATTCTAGATCTATCATGAAGAGTAAACGATAGCATTCCTGTCTTGTTAGCATGGAGTGCATTTCCCAATCCAGAGATACTAATCTTTAAGGAGTTCAGTGTCATGAAGGGAGCAAATACATCTAGTGCAGTACTTGCAGCACCTGCATAGACACTTTTAGCTTCTAAGCCTTCCCCATTCATCTGATTTAACTCTGGATTCACAAGTGTTTGTGGAGATGTAAATAACTCCATTCCTGCAGATGATAGTGTAGTTGAGTATTCTGAGATCGTATCTGTTGTCACTGCTCCGGAATCATCTGGCGCTGTGAGAGTATATCCGTATTGATCTTTAAGCTGCTGCGGTAGTGCGCCATCTAGATTAATACCGTCATACGGATTTGCTCCCACCTTGTCTTTTACTCCGCTCATCCCTAGAAATCTTAATAGGCTAATCTGATTTGGGCCATTATTCTGGGAGGGCGGCACAGCTGCGATAAAGCTTATATTAATATACGGTATACACCTTGACATTTCAACTGTTGGTATTGCATTGACGAATAGAGATGTTGCCGCTGCCCCTCTCATTGCTGGACTCATCT